TATATTACAGGAAATTGGTTGTAAAGTTACTCAAAATGAATTTATTACAATTAAAATTCATGATGGTTTGTATGATGAGTCAAATAAGTTCTACTTTATGTCTAGTCAAAAAGAAACTAGATTAAGAACACATTTACCATTATTAATGCATCAAGCAGATCATATGGCTGCTCAAATTGAATTTGAAGAATGGAATAATGCAACAGATGCAGTGCCTAAAACTAATAAACCAGCAAACGCTACTAAAGGTGATAAAACACTAAGAGCAGCTAAAAAAGTAAATGCAGAAAATAACCCAAAATTAGCATCAGCAACATTAGATGTTATAGATTCATTTTTTAAAGATTAATTATGTTAACACTTAGTATTACATTAGCAGTAATAATTGTAACTTCTTTTTTTATAATTAGAAATTTACTTAAACAAATAGAAAAATTAGAAGATATACAAATAGAATATGAAAATTTTATTTCTAAACAAAGTGAAGCCATCAATGCATGTGATCAAAGATTAAAACAGATTGATGATAGAGGAATATTTAAAAGTGATGATGAAATAGGATGGTTTTGGGTAGATATTAAAAAAATACAAGATGCTTTAAACGAATTTACTATTAAATAATCCCCTAAATGTCAAACGAAAAAAAACAAGAACCGGCTAGTTCCGGTTCTCTTACTCCAGAACCAGTTGTTAAGAAAAAAAGAGGTAGAAAACCTTCTAAAAAACAATATTTTACTTCAGATGTAGATTTAGCTATAAAAGAATATTTATCTTCATCTAATCAAGAAGAAAGAAATGAAATTTATCGTGATCGTATAGCATATGCTTTTTATAAATTAGCTGAAAATCTAATCCATACATTTAAATTTTATTATACAGAAGTAGAATCGTTAGAAGATCTAAAACATGAAGTGTGTTGTTTTTTCTTAGAAAAATTAGATTATTTTAAACCAGAAAAAGGTTCAAAAGCATTTAGTTATTTTTCTATTGTAGGTAAAAATTATCTTATATTATATAATAACAACAACTATAAAAAGAAAAAAGCAACAGTACCCGTATTATCAGCAGATGAGGATGATGGTGTATTACGTCAATTAGGTAGAGATGGTCGTAAACAAGATATAAAAGAATTTATCGATTATTTTACAGAATATGTTGATAAAAATATGTTTATATTATTTAAAAAAGATAAAGATAGAAAAGTTTGTGATGCAATTAATATACTTTTTAAACGTAGAGAAAATTTAGAAATATTTAATAAAAAAGCACTTTATATCTATATAAGAGAAATAACAGATGTTGATACTCCTGTAATTACTAAAGTAACTAAAGTACTTAAAAAATTATATAAAAAACTTTATACTGAGTATGCAGAAACAGGATACGTAAGAGTTTAAATTTTTCCATATTTATAATAAAATAATATGGATCCATTAAATCAAGTATTATTCGATGATGTGTCTTTTTCTGATTTATTAAAAGATATTCATGGAAATCAAAAGAAAAAAGCTAAACAATTAGCCTCTTTAATATCAGAATTAAAACCACTAGTCCAATCTTTAGGTGATGCTACCGTTGTAGTACCATTAATTAAAGAATATATGGAAATTAGTGTTAAAAATGATGATGCATTAATAAAAATGGCAGCTATTGTACAACGTTTATCTACAGGTACAGCAAGTTCAGGTGATGGTGGGTTATTAACAGAAGATGAAATGGCTCAACTTCAGGATTTAACTGAAGAAATAGCTAAAACTGTTGAATCTAAACCTAAACAATTAGAAAAACCAAATGAAAACTAATTTAGAGGTAGTAAGAGTACAAGATATTATTTTAGATAATAATCACCCAAGATATTTGGGTGAAAATTCTATTGGAACTATTTTATATACACCCCTAAATACTTCTACTCCTATAGATAATGATTTTACTCAACTTCCCACAGCTAAACCATTATTTTATAATATTTCACATTACCCCATAGCTAATGAAATAGTATATATATTAGGAGCTCCTACATCAGAATATAATGAAAATAATAATGCTGAAGCTTATTATTTACCTCCTATATCTATAAATAAATCTCCTAATAATAATGCATATCCAAACGTATTAGATGAAAATGGAGAATTTAGGTTAGGAGAGTATTTTCAAGAAATAGAAAATATTAGACCCCTAAGACCATATGAAGGTGATATTATGTTAGAAGGTAGGTTTGGTAATTCCGTTAGACTAGGGGCTACTACTAATAATAATATTGCTATTCCTAATAGATGGAGTAATAATGGAGAATTAGGAGACCCCATAACTATTATTAGAAATGGACAAACAGAAATTAATGAAGGAGAACCTTTTGACCATATATTAGAAGATATAAATGGGGATAATTCAAGTATTTATTTATGTTCTAATCAACAATTAGATAATTTTACTCCTTCTTCTACATACCAATTATCTTTTGGTGCTAATTTAACTTTGGAAACTAAAGAAGAACCAATTATTAATAATAATGAAATGCCCGAAAATATAGAAGAAGATACTATTATGGCTTCTCCTAATAATTTACCACCAGAAGAATTACAACAAAGTGAAATAAACGAAATAGAAGAAACAGAAAATCCTTATTATGATATAGCAGATACAGAAGATCAAGTAATATTACCCGATAATAGAGATAGTAATAGTATCCCCAATGATCTACCCGATAGTATAGATTTTGAAGAACCAATAGGATAAAAATATGGCACAATTTTTATATAAACAATTAATAGCAAGTAAATTAGCTAAAAACCAAGGAATTAGCAACATTCCAGGTGTAGATGTAGATTCTGACCCAATATTAACAGAACAATATATAAAAAATAATTTACAATTATTATTTTCTAAATGTGTATCTCCCTTGATGGCTGCTTTTCCCGAAGAAATAGGAATTACCTCAGCCTATAGATGTAAAGCGCTAAATGCCTCAATTAAACCTATTCCTGGTGTTAAAAATTCACTTCATACTAAAGGTCAAGCAGTTGATTTAATATCAATTTCAAGACCATCTTCTGAACTTTGGAATTGGTGTTATAATAATTTATCTGATTATTATCAAATTATATGGGAATATCCTGAATTGGGGGTTTTTAAACCAGGTAAAAAAACATCATGGATCCATATTTCATATAAAGAAGATAAAAATATAAAATTAAATAGTGTAGCAAGTAAATTAGAAAATCTACATAAAGAACTTATATCAGAAAATACTTATAGAAAAGGAAATTATACTCATGGTATTAACTCAGCAGACGAAAATTTAATATAATGTCATATATACCACAATCCCCTAACACATATCAAGGAAACCAAGTAATAATTAATTCAGATAGATTAATTTTTAATGCTAAAGAAGATAGTATCTTATTATTTTCAGATAAAGCTATTGGGTTTAGTACTAATGGTAGTTTTCATTTTGATACTAGTCCTGATGAAAACGAAAGTAAATTTGTAGTAAATTCACCTAATATATATTTAGGTTTAGAATTTGATAATACTTACCCTACAGAACCCGCGGTATTAGGAGATCAATTAGAAGATTTATTAAACGAAATGTTAGATTTAATAGGTGGAATGCTAGACGATATTGAGTATAAGGTAGGATATATAGTTACTGTACCTTCGTCTCCTACTGCACCTAATCCTGCTAATACTCCTGTATTACAAAGAAGGAGATCACAAATACAACAATTAAAAAGTGAAATTGAAAATATTAAAAGTTTAAATACTAAATTAGTATAAAATGTCAACACAACAAATAAGAAATATAATATTTACCCAATTAGACCCTATAATTGATAATGCTAAGAAAAATGCTAAAAATGAGGCAGGTAAAAAACTAAGAGAATTAAAAAAACAAATACCTACCCCCCAAGAATTAGTAAAAAAATTATCACCTGAAATTAATGAAGGTACTTGTAGTGAAAAGGGTAAAGAAAAATTTAGAAAAAATAGTGATATTCAATTGGCTAAAATAGAAAGAATAAAAAACCAATTAAATAAGGGAATAGCAAAACTAGAAAAAACAGAAAATGACTTACTAAATATAATAAATGGAGGTGGTCCTATACTGCAGATAACTAGAATACAAAGAATAATAGAACCTATTTTAAGAATTCTTCAAATAGTAGTAGCAGTAACCCCCCTAGCATTATCAGTATTAGGAGGAATAGGTACAGGTTTAGGAATAGATACATTGTCTGAAAAAAAGAAAAATGCTAAAGGTAAAATTGGAGAATATATAGCTTTATTTGCAATTTTACCTTCAATGTTTGCAAATTATAGAAATCAGGCATCATCAATAGTTAGTATAACTTCTTTAGGAAAAAATCAATTACAACAAGTATTATTTCAAGTAGAAAAATTAGAGGCATTTCAACAATATTTATCATTACAATTTGAACAAGGATGTTTAAATTTATATAGTGGTTTAGATGATAACACAGGTACGGGAGTTTTAGACCCTAATAATATTTTAAATTTAGAACAACAAGATATATTAGATGCTTCTATTAACATATATGAAGATCTTTTAAATATTTTACAAGAACAAAATCCAAATATAGATTATAGTGATGGAAAACTTGTTAAAAGAATATATAAAATAGGAGAAAATTTTTCTCTTGGTCAACAAATTAGTTACGAAGTAATTAATCCTCTCCTTTTATCTAATAATAATTCTGATTCTACATCAACAAATGATGAATCTTAAAAATAATTTATATTTATTAACAAACACAATTAACAATGAAAGCAAAAACTTTTGAAAATCTAATTAGAAAAGTAGTTAGAGAAGAAATCGATTATGCGTTACGCAGAGAAATTAAAACTCTTAGGGAAGATTTACGTGATGAATTTAAACCAACTATAGTAGAACATACTGAAAAAATAGTTGAAATTCCTGAAGCTACAAAAACCTCCTTAAGAGAAAAAATTATGGGTACACAACCTATTAAACCACGTTCAAAACAACATTTTTCAGGAGATAATACATTAAATGATTTATTAAACGAAACAGCAATGGGTGATACAAATTTAGATTCGGGTAATGCACCTGTAAGTTTAGCTCAACCATTTGCAACAGGAGCTCCATTACCAATGGATACGACAGGTATGCCTGCTGAAGTAGCGAGTGCTGTTACAAGAGATTATAGTGGTTTAATGAAAGCAATAAATAAGAAAAAAGGAAAATAATGCCAATAATCCAAGGAGTAAAAAGAATAAGTCCCTTAGATCTTAACAAAAATGTTACGATTGGGGTAGCTTTTCCCTTGGATGAAACAAATTTATTTAAAGGTACCCAAACTGAAAAAGATCAAGCAAAAGCTAATTTAATAAATCTTTTATTAACTCAACAAGGAGAAAGAGTAAATTTACCTAATTTTGGAGTAGGTTTAAAAAATCTTTTATTTGAACAACAAGTAAATTTAGAATTATTAGAAGAAAAAATCACTCAACAAATAAATATATATATTCCTAATATAGTTTTAGCAAACCTTAGAACAGGATTATCCGAAGATGGACATACTATTTTTATTAGTATAACTTATAGATTTTTACTAGATAATTCTACTGATAATATACAATTAAATTTTAACTAATGGCTTATAATAAAGTATCAAATAAAACACAAGATAAAGATGTTAAATATCTAAGTAAAGATTATAATTCTTTTAAAAATCAACTTATAGAATTTACTCAAACTTATTTTCCTGAAAATTTTAATGATTTTAGTGAAGGGAATCCTGGTATGATGTTTTTAGAGATGGCTGCTTACGTAGGAGATGTTTTATCATTCTATACAGATACTCAATTAAGAGAATCATTTTTAAATTTAGCTCAAGATAGAGAAAATTTATATAATTTAGCTTATACACTAGGATATAAACCATCTGTAACTAATGCAGCTAACGTAACTTTAGATATCACTCAATTAGTTCCTTCTAAACTAAATGGTTCTATATACCAACCTGATTATGACTATGGTTTAACAATAAATGAAAATTCGACTTTTTCATCAACTGAAGGTCCTTCTTTTTATATAACAAATGATGTAAGATTTGATTTTTCTTCTTCTTTTGACCCAACTGAAATAAGTATATATCAATATGATTCTTCAAATAATCCACAATATTTTTTACTTAAAAAATCAGTTAATGCTATTTCTGCTGAAACTAAAACACAAACTTTCACAATAGGAGATGTTGAAAAATTTAAAACATTAACATTATTCGATACTAATATTATATCAATAGAATCTATAATAGATTCAGATGGAAATACTTATTCTGAAGTACCTTATTTAGCACAAGATACTATATTTGAACCTATAGAAAACACAGCAGCTAATGATCCTGATTTACAGAGTTACAATCAACAAACCCCCTATCTTTTAAAACTAAAAAAAGTACCAAGAAGATTTATTACTAGAGTAAAGCCAAATAATCAATTAGAAATTCAATTTGGGGCGGGTACTAG